AATTATAATAATTTATATTATTATTAGCGTCAGTGCTATAATTAGAAGTCATAATATTTTTGTCTTTAATTTCATATTGTTTTTTTTCTTGATATGGAGGAAACATATCTTCATATGAAAATTCCTTGGCATTTTGAATAATATTTTCTGGAAATTTATTGTTTATTGATTGACTTAAATTATTAACTAATTCTTTTATATCATTTGGGATTGGCTTATTAGTTAATTTTTCATGCTCTTCCATTTGCTTTTTAGTTTCTTCAAGCATTTTATTATTTGCTAATAACATAGCAATTTGTTTTTTTTCTAGTTCTGTCATATTATTTTTTTTTGGCATTTTTATATCTATTTAAAAAAAGTTATTTTATCAATTATCATAGCAAAAGAATTATTATCTAATATTTCAACTAATTTACAATTCTCCAAATAAGCTTTAGCATTATTATTTATTACTAATTTAAATGTTTTCATTGGCAAATTTAATAGTTTTTGCTCATCTGAAAGAAACATATTATTAGCTTTATTAATTTTATTTGATGATTTAAGCCATAATTTTAATTCAGACTCTCCATCATCACTAATCGTTTCAGTGTTAAATTGAATTATACTAATAAATTGCTCTTGTGTCCTATAATAATTTAATAACGTATCCAAAGATTCATCTTCGCCACGTATATTAAATAGTTCAATATCAATAGGAGCATATGTTGTTATTTCAGTATTATTATCTTTTTTGAATTGTAAATCTAAATTATTTATTTCGTTAACAGCTTGATGATATATTATAAAATCATTTACTTCATTATTCAAAGAATGATTTAAATCGTTATTATTAAATATAATATTCGTGTCATTATTATTTATTTGATTTTCTGGAACAAATTTAATAAATGATTTTTCATCATATGATAAATAAGGAATATAAAGTTTTGCAATCATATATATACAAATATTTTATATAAAAAATAAAAATAAATATTATTTTGTAAATAATTATTGTTAATTATTTTTATATCATAATTTTTGATTTTAATATTTTCATAATTTTTGAACGATTGAAATAAATATCAAATTCCCAAAATCTTAATAAAACAATTCCATTAGATATTGCCCATTCATTTTTAATTTTATCATTAATAATATTCTTTTTTTGCATTTCATTAATTGGTGCAGTATAAATATTAGGATTTGTGTGATAATAATCGCCATCAATTTCAATTAATATTTTTGATTCTGGCAAATAAAAATCATAAATTTTGCCAATAGAAGATTTCCATTGATGTATATATTTTATTTTTAAAACATTTAAAAAATTTTTTATAAAATAATATTCTAACTTAGATGTGTTATATATATNTTTTTTTACATTATCTTTATTAGTAATATGCTTTTTATTTTTATTTTTTATTGGTTGTGTCATATTAATATATAAAAAATTCCTATATATAAATATAGGAATTTATAAAATTATATATATAAATTAATTAATAAGCTAAAATAGCATAATCATATTGAAGTCCTAGCTCAATTGTAGCCAAATCGCTGCTTGAATAATCAAGTTGTCCGAAATTAGATGTAGTTGTCATTGTATTAACTAGTATCCATTTACTCACAACGACTCCTGTTGGATCTAACATATCTATTTCTACATTTCTTTTATATCCAGCTGCATATCCCTGACGACCAGTAACAGATTCCGAAGATAATCGTATCCATTCCATAACTGCTTGTGATGTTGAAGGGCCAATTAATTGACGTAATGTTATACTTATAGGTTTCCATACATATCTTCCAAGAACATAAGTAGAAGTATTTAAAAATGGAATTTCAGTNACATTTTGATCGATTTCAGGTAATGAGCCTGCTGATACAAACCATTCTTGTATTCCTAAATCAGAAGGAAAACGGAATACGAATCTATTTTTTCTTAATGGTTCAAATTGAAGGGGTATTTTTGAAAGTAAATCAGCCATAGTTGTATATTGTTTTAATTGTTTATATTATTATTATCTTGAGATTCTTTATTTGTTTCAATAATTTTTTTCTCGCATAAAGTCCAAATCTTTTTAAATATATCATATTCAGGTACATTTGTTGCATCAGATAATTTGCTTATACCTTGTAATGCAAGTTTGCGAATTTGAGAAATAAGATTAGAAGCTTCTTGTACATTATAATTAGGATAATTGTTTTTATCTTTTAATGCAAATTCTAATGGACTTTTACTATGTGCTATATTTCTTTCTGCTTGTTTTGCATTTGAATCATCAGCAAATGAATATGCTTCAGTAAATAAGTCAAATGTCTTATTAATTTCAGCTAATATATCTTCATAATAATTATTATTTGATTTTTTAATATTATTAATTTCTTGTAAAGCTAATATTTTTGCCTTAGGTTTATTAATAATAATATTTTTTGCTTTATTTTTTTCCATTATAAATATGATATAAAATTTATTATATTTTCTTTTTTTTATATAAATATCATTAATTATATAAAATATGATATTATTATTAAATAATATTATTATTTTTTTTTATATATAAAAAAAGAAGGTATATACACACCTTCTTTTTATAAGATATTATTAAAATTTTATATTATCTTAATGTATTAAAATTAGTACCTTGCGGAACAACTGCAAATGTGATGTCAATATATTCCAAAGAGCCAGTAGGCATAATATAAATAACAGCTGGCAATGATAAATTTTGCAAAGCTTCTACACTTGTATCAAGTTTGTAGTCATATTTAGTAATTCCACCGCTTGTTCTAATAGATTCTAGAATAGGCGTAATTAATGATTTAAATTTAGCTTCAACAGTATTATCATTCGGTGTAAATATTAAATTTGTACAAGCTAATTGAATTAATTTTTTCAATTTAAGAATCATACGTACTGTACTTAATCTATTTAAGAAATCATTTTGATTATATAAATTCTTTTGTCCCCATATATATACACCATCTCCCGCAAATGTTTTAACTGGATTTACTCTATTCATATATAAAGTATCTTCATCAACCATTTTAGTTGAGTATTTAGCTTTATAGCAATTTACCAATCCATTTGTTTTACCAGCAGCTGGAAACCACGGGTAAGCAGTATTATCAGTTAAAGCTATATTTCTTACCACATCACGAGTAACTGGTAAATATATATATTTATTAGCTGTACTATCAAAATATTTACAAGTAGGATAATATGTAGCAACATACAATGAATCTAAATTTGCTCCATCTATATTAGATGCAATTTCATTAGGCGTATACATTGCATCAACGCTGTCACTATATCCATATGGTTTATCAGGCGTTGTGACAATATATATTGAATCATTACGTTCTTCTTCAATCATATCAATAATTAATCTTACCAATTGATTGTTATTAATATAATCAATACCAGGTGTAGCAAAAAGATTAATATCAACTTCAGATGGATTAGCAAATGTTCTTGCTGCTGCTAAATAAGCATAAAAGTCTGATGTTATAGGAGCTTCTGGCAAATCAAATAAATCAGTGTTTACATTTGTTGTAAAGTTTTCTCCAGATCCAGTTGCTGTGCTTATGTTTCCCAAATAATTAGATGCTCTAAAATCATCTGTATTACTTCTTGATTCTCTATATATATCCCATCCATCAAATCCGCCATATGGAACCAATGTAAATTTACGAACATTTTTATCTGCATAAATTGTATTAATTGTATCATTTTCGCTAGCTAATTGCGGCGGAATTGAATAGCCATTTAATGTGTTTGAAGCACTTACGGCATTAAATGTAAATCCAGAAATACCGTCAACAGTAATATTTGTGTTTATTGTTGAGTTAACCCTACTATCTAAATGAAAACCATTTGTTAATATGCCATCACTATAAGCTGATTTACCTTTATAGGTAAACATATCGTTATCTATACCAATAATATCAGAAATTCCAAAATATTGTTTATTTACTTTCGTAGTAGAATTATAGTATGTATTGTATTGAAATAATGGCTGTTTAATATTATTGCCTAAATATCTTACTGGGTATCCTAAAAATCCTTCAGGTACAGAATAAGGTGCATTATCATTATCTGTTATTTCAACGGTTACATAATTAGAAACAGATGGATACATTCCATCAGAAGTTCCGATAGCTAAACCTAAATATTTTTTACTTGATGGATTTAATGTTAAGCTTGTATACCTTTCAAGTACAATTGGATAAGCATCTGTGTCGTTATAGTCTCTAATAATAACGTCAAATGTCAGATCATCTGGCATAATATTGGCTATAGATATTTTAACTTTACTATTTGCAGTATTTCCATCTGTTATTGTATGAAATCTAAACAGTTTAATCAATTCTCCTACTTTTGTGCTACCTTTAATTTCAGAAACAACCCAAGGAGTTGATGCAAAATTATAAGAATCCTTATAATCATTCATGTCACCAATTACTCTGTCTACAAAAGAATCATTATAATAAGTATAATATAAATTATTACTTTGATTTAATACAAAATCTTCTGTAGTAGTTAATTGTTCTGCAAAATATGTCAATCCAGAATCACTTCCAGTAAATGTTGAATCAAATGTTGCATCAAAAGTAGTTTGAGTTGAAGCATCGTAAGCCATCATTGATTGATGATAATTATAAGAAATTACCCCATCCGAAGACACATCTTTAGCAACTACCATAATCATACCGTCGGTTGTCATTTTTTCCCACGTTATAGGATTATTATTAGTTAATATTGCTAAATCTCCAACATTCCAGCTGTTAATTGTTGTGCCACTTGATCCAGGTAATGATGTGTTACCAGATTTAATAACTCTCCATGCATACCCAACAGAAATATTATCTTGATATGGGGCATTGGCAGCTGAAGCCAAAGTTCTTTGCGCAAAAACTGGCGTATTATCTTGATATGGAGCATTGGTAGTTGCATCCCAAGTTCCTTGTACAACAACTTTATAAGGTGCATTTGTATATACAATTTTACCATTAACTACTGAGCCTATTTGAGGATAAAAACTTGCTTCAGTAAAATATTTCCACGACCATAAAAATCTATGACCAACATCATTTATATTAAGTAATTGTGGTACTTTGTTTAATATTGAAGTAACAGGGGCAAAAATTCTATATCCAGAACTTGTTGCAATAGGTAAATTATTAATTAAATCAAGTGGTTTATCACTGATTCCAGTAATAGTATTGTTACTGTCAGTTGAGTTTATTAATTCAGTTAAAGCAATATCATATAATTCTTCAATAAAGATAGGAGACCCATTATCTGTATTAGCATCACCTAATACATTATAAATATAATCTTTACTACCTTTATTAAATGAAACCGTATATGAAAATGGTTGATTATTATAATAATTAGATGTAGTTCCGCTTAATATAAATGTTCCTAGATCATTATATGTACATATAATTGAGCTTCTTAATAATGCATTGTCATAATATCCATTACCACATGCATTATAATAACTTTCATCATAAGCAGGTGAAATATTTATTGTTCCGCCATTATTCGGATCTACTTGATACATTAATTTATCATATGTAAAATCAGGACCGCATGATGTATTAGTTTGACCGCCTAAACTTTTTACATATCTTCCCCTTGATCGTATTACGGCTATAATCATATTATCCCCTGCTCCAGTTCCAACAGATTTTATAATCCATGCTGGGCCAGCATTATATCCTGATAAACCTAATACCCTAGTAACATATAATTGATTACTTTGTTGTAAATACGATTGTGCTATATATGGTAATTCATATTTAGGATATTTACTTCCCTTAAATAAAGAAGGATCTGTGCCTCCAAATGTTTTTGTAAAAGTAGTCCAATCAGGAATTAAGGTAGGTACAAAGGCCTGACCTTGCAATGTCTCTCCAACAAGTCCCAAACTAGTAGAACTATTAGTTGATGGTGATGGAGTTTCTAAATCTAAAATTTTTGTATAAATTCCAGGAGAAACGTGTGTTCCTCTAGCTGCGTTGTATGCCATTATGTTTATTATTTTTTAATATTATTATTTTAATATAAATACTTTATAATTCTTGTAAATATCATTTAGATAACTTTTTTTTTAAAATTTTTGTCCAAATAATTCTACTAATGAGTTACCAATAATATGTCTTTTTATATTAATCC